TGGGTGGGTTAGTCTCCCGTGAACATTCTTTGAGAACGCCCACCCAGCTTTGACCAATGATGTGACCACACGATCCATGTCTTTGCACGATGTGTATCTCGCCATTGTCTTCTCCTTCAGTTTTTCGCAAGCCCATATCGGACATGGTGACCACCGTCAGCGTCAAGAGGAATGCCCGGCATGTACTTAGGTTCGAGCGTCATCTGCTCTAGCACCCAGTCCAACCCCTGCTTCGCCTCTTGCGCCGGAACCACGGCGATCAATTCATCGTGCACGGTGCCAGCTATAGGGTAGCGTTTAGCTACTCGTCGCATGCCATCTGTCATCACGATTCGCGCTGTGCCTTGGACGATGTTGTTGGTGATCTTGCCAGCGTATAGCTTGGTCGGCTTCACACCCTCTTCACCATACACCCAGTTGGTCTGGCCAGTATCTTTGTCTTTCTCACGGCGCAAATTCGCGTACCGAACAGTCATTCCATTCGGCAGCACAATCTCCTCCTTTCGGAAGGTGATACATTTATACACGAATTCTTTACCGCCGTAAAGCGCAGACTCCAACAGGTTGCCGCACATATCCCAGAAGGTCACCACGGGGTGCGCCGTTGAGCGGTAGATGTCAATGATCTTCTTGGCCGCCACGCAGTGAACCAACAGCTCGTCATCCGTGCAGGTGTGCGGGATGTCCATCATCTTCTTGACATTCTCATCCCAACTCAGGAACTTCTCGACATACTCTGTCGTGACACCGAGCTTCTTCGCAAACGATTTATCGTAGCGTTGCGGCGGCGCACCGAGGAAGCCGACAAGAAGCTGTGCTGCAAACGAGGCCCACCCGAGACCGTAACCGCAGCCGAGCAACGCGCTTTTCGCAGACTGCCGTAGATCGGGGTGAGACTCTTTAGTAAGTCCGGGTATGTTAAACATCTGAGCACCGAACGCTGCGTAAGGGTCACCTCCTGCGCGGAAGATGTCGAGCATATCTTCGTAATCAGAAAGCCACGCAAGAACTCGCGGTTCAATCTGCGACAGATCGCCCACGACAAGTTCGTGACCTTCGGGAGCCATAATCGCTTTGCGTAGGAAGCTACCTCGCTTGAGGTTTTGCATGTTGATTGCCGAGCCTTTGCTTGCTGTCCAGCGACCCGATAGCGCCCCATAATATGCGAGAGGAACAGGTAACGCTCCGCGCTTCGAGATATCGAGGAACCGCTGAGCCCGAGTGCGTTCGGTCGTAGACTTAACCCGAAGGCGTGCCTCACAAAGAAGGGCAACATCTTCACGCTCACCGTTGAGTAACGCTTGGAATAGGGCGTCGTTCTTCGCCAGAGCAAGTGTTTGCTTGCCGGTAGTTTTACTGACTTTAGTTGGGGCAGGAACCCCGAGCGTTTCAAGTATGGCAGCAAACTTTGGATTCGATGCGAGCGAAGTTTCTTCGATGCCAAGCTTTTGTAAGAGAGCTTCACGGGTTTGTCCTTCTTCGGTTAATGCTTTGACCAACATCTCTTGGTCGAGCCGCAAGAGTGGGCGTGTGTACATCTTCAGCGTCATGTCAATGAGCTGTAGTTCTGACTTGGGATAGTCGAAGCCGCCGAGGTGGAAAAAGATTTGCTCACACAACCATGTGTCGTGCACGCAGTAGTCGGCCAGTTCTTTCTCCACATCCTGTGGCAACACATCCAAGATGTTCTCTGATGGGCTAAGACCCTTACCCTTTTCGGGCAGGCCGAAGGCTTGTGCAAGTTTGGCCAACGAGTTGCCAACCTCAACGCCGCGCAGTGCACGGCCCATAGAGAGCGTGTCGATGATGAATGCAGGGTGCGAGTTGTAGTGCCACGCCATGATCGACACATCGAACTGTGCGTTCTGTGCGATGACAGCTGTGATACTCCAGTCGATGCTGGCGAAGAACTCAGGCAGATCGTTGTGTGTTACCCACACAGGCTTATCTTGTGAGCCTAGCCACTTCCATGACAACCCCCACGCTTTGAAGCGTGGGTCACGGACATACTCTTCGTTGGTCTGACATGAGAACCCGAGCTTGACTGCCCTGCCCCATGACGATTCAAAGTCAAGCACTACGGCTTGTGTAAATGGTGCGCTCATTGGATTTGCCCTCTCATTGCTGCAACCTGTGCGCGTTGCTGGTCCATCAGCGCATCGCGTTGATCGCACGCCTGTGTGTACATGGCGTACAAAGTTTCAATTTGCTCTTGCATTCGCTTGTGCTCGGCTTCAACCGCCATCTCCACCATGTGGCGCAACTCTTCGTTGCAATTAAACACAGGCTTGAACGCCACCAGATTTACCTGCGCCTTGTGGAACAGGTCAAGGTATTCTTCGTGTGTCATTCTTCGTCTTCCTCTTTGTGTTCTTGTATCAACTGCGTCTTGACAATTTCAAGACATCCCAGCACCGTGGACAAGTAAAGCGTCTCGTCGTACTCGTGGATTTTTTCTAACAGTTCTTCCACCAGCTTGGCGGCAAGTCGGCCTTGGTTAAGTCGCGGTATCAATTCAACATCCCCTTATCTGGCATGTCGTCCATGACGATGCCCATTGTTGCCCTCGCCCCAGTATCGAGTAGCTGCGCGGCCTCCATCTCGTTGGCGTTGATGGCGATCATGACAGTACGCGGACTGTCCTCGTGGTCAACGACCAATACAGCATGCGCCTTGTCATCGGTGTAGCAGATGATGAGCTGCTCAAGCACAATTTTGAAATGGTCACGCGCCTCTTGGCTCAAGCCGTTTACTTTGTCGAAGAAAGCCTTCGCCTCTTCTGTCTGCTCTATGGTTTGTCTCATGTTTTTATCTCCGGTAGTTTGAAGTCAACCTTGACTTTCAGTCCATCAATTGAGTACGGGTCACGCATCTCTGCCACTTGCATGACGATCTGCTTGGTGTATTCCTCCAGCAACGGTTCGATGTCTTTCATCAACATCGCCGTGAACTCAAGGCGTATCTGATCTTTGATCGTGCTGTGTAGGATGTCAGCCACCACCTTGCATAAGGGTACTGCGCTAGTCACTGCCATTTTTGCTTCTCCATTCTTAAAAGTTCTTCAACTCGGTCTACATTGTCTTCATTGATGACGAACGCCCAGCCTTTAGCAGACTGAATGTCGCGCATCTCACGCTCTTGCAACGCTGTTGGTATGTTCTTGCCAGCCTTGCACTCAAACGCTACGAACTGCCCGTTAAAGCAGCCGATGATGTCTGGGATACCCGCACGACCAAAGCCGTTGGCAGATGGCATGAAGTGATAGATACCCAACTGCGTCAAATACTTGCGCAGCTTTGCTTTTACCGCGCCTTCTGGAGTTCTCGCCATGATGATTCCTTTATAAAAGTTTTCCAATTTTTCACGGGTTTCTTTCTGAACTTAGCCATTAGTTATCTCCTTGAGTTTCATTGTGTAGTGGCTCGCTTTGCCTGCGTCATTGCTGCCTTCTTTGCGGCCAGCGCGCATGCTGTATTTGATGATGTTGCCTTTGAGAAAGCCACGAAACTCTTCTGGTGTGAGCACCGACTCCATCACAGCCCAAGGCTGGATGGGCATCTCTTTGTAGTGGTTGCCGCTAATTTGTATGTCATCGGCACGCGTGCCGTTGAGTTGGTCTTCGTACTTATTCATCTGCATTCTCCTGTTCGCGTGTTTGTTTTACTTTAACGAAGTAGTCAGCGTAGCGACACGCATCGTCAACCACATCGCTACCACCTTTACCGCTAGCCAGCAGCCCCATCATGGCGAACATGGCCACCATGTCTTCCATCGTCATCTCGTCTATGCTCATTGCTCTCTCCTTGTGAGTTGTCCAAAAATTTCATGGCCGCAGTATTTGCAGCGGAACCAATAGCCTAGCTGTTCACGCTTGGTCTCGTGGTAGTTGTGTCGCCGGCAGGCGCGTTGTTGTTCAGTCGCGTTCTTTAACATCTTTCATCCTTCGTATAAACACGGCGAAGCTGGCAACGGTGTCTTCGCCAAATGGAAACTTGAACTCGCGTTCAATGCGTTGTGCCACTTCTTCAAGTGTGCGGTTGCGTACAGCGGCGTCATAGGCTTCGGCCAAAGCCTTACGCATATCGTGTTGGTCAGTGGTCATAGCGGTTCTCCAAAACATCCAAGACATATAGTATGCCCATGCCGACTGACACGAACACAACACCGCCCAGCCACAGTAAGCCGATAGTTAAAAGCAAACTCATTTGTTTTCCTTTGGGTGTTTGAATATGCGGCCATCGAGCACAGCCTCGCACATGAGGCCGTGCCGACGAAACGCTTTCTTTGTTGACTTTAGTTTCCTTGGTGGGATAACCCGCACAGGCTTTTGTCGTAGCGTGAACAGCTGCTTCGGCCAGTCCTCTGGCTTTGGCCACGGCGCACCGGGCGCCAGTACTGTTTTGATTTCGCTCATTGCTTCTCCTTCGTAGGCCATTGTGCCCAGATGACAGGGTTGCCGACCATCTCTTCGTTGCCATCCACGCGCACGAGAAACTCGTTCAACGACACTTGCACAGGCGGCAGCTTATTCAGTTCATTGAACAGGGAGTACAGGTCAATCATGCGTATCACAAGGATGCGTCTGCCCTCGCTGTCGTCGTATATGGTTTCGTGCCGTTCGTTTTGAACGAACTTGCAGAACTCTTGGTACTTCATGTGTTCTTCTCCTTGAGTTTGGCTTCTAACTCTGCAATACGCATAGCTTGTGTGTATGTCTTTTCTTGCAGGTCTTGGCAGATTGCGTCTAGGTCTGTGTACTTCGCAATGGCGCGGTCGAGCATGCCGAGCGTCATATCTACTTCTGTCTTAGAGTAAATACCCAACGCGCCGCGCACGCCCTCAAGGGTGCTCTTTGCTTGTGTCAAGGCGTCAATGCTCATGTCTCTCATCCTTGTAAGTGCCGTCTTTGAAAATGAATCGTGTGAACAGCAGGGTTCTGTTCTCGTCGTAGTGTGCCGCCATACATGGCAACTCATTCTGTGCAGGACCGCGAGGTGCCAACGCCAAGCTGCTCTCGGTTCTGTGGGGAAAGTAATACATGGTGTGCTTCACTTCTTTTGGCAGGTCTGGTGGTATCAGGAAGTCGTATTGCTCTCGCTTCATGTGTTCTTCTCCTTGAGTTTGGCTTCTGTTGCTTCAACCACATGGCCGTTTTCCCATTCATCCCAAAGTTCCTTGCGTTCCTCATCCGTCAGCCCAACCCATGTGCTTTGTTGTGGGTGGGTGTGAAGCGGCAAGTAATCAGGGTTGCAATCAAGGTCTGGCACACCTACAACCTCAACATAAAACTTGCCGTTGCTTAATTTGAGATAGCCATATGGCTCTTGCTTCTCTGCCTCGATAGCCTTACAGATAGCGTCCCAAATGTCATCAGGCCAATCGTGTTTGGTTGTGTTGGCATACACCATCCGTATTGCTTTCATTGCTTCAATGGTCATAACGGTGCATCCTCTTCGTTGTTTGGGTTGTACTTGGGCGGGTTGTCCCGCTTCGGGGGCGGGAGTGGTGCTGAAGGAAACGGCCAGCTCATAGTGCGTTCTCCACTTTCGCGTACAACCCACCGCCAAACACTACGCCGACCACCGACATGAGCATACGCATCTCCATAGTCCACAGCGTAGGGTCGAACGACAAACTGATAAAGCTACCGATGAGGTAGCAACACGCCATCGACACCGCGAAAGGCATCAAGGTCAAACCGATTGTTGCAAAGTATTCTTTCATTTCTTTCTCCTATGGTTGTTTGCCAGCAGGCGCTGGCGCTGTTCTTCTTTAATCTGCTCGTCTGGTACGACGACCTCTTGTGTTGTGAACCTATGGCCGTTGGCGCATTCTCTGCGTCTTCTGTAGCCATAGGTATCGGATGGGCGTGCTTCCTTTACGACAGTCCACACGCCG